AGGCATCATTTAAATTTTGTCGTCATGAAGTGTTCTAAGAAAATTTCTTTTGAACATCTCAGCTTTGCCTACTCTCTTTTAAAGGGAGCGAAGCAAAGCTGGTCTCTTCCGGACGAACAGAAGGTTTATCAATCCCTCCTGAAGTTTAGGAAATTTTGGGGTGCACCTGCACACCCTATTAGTCCCATGCTTTCAAGAAGTTTTGCCAAGATCATCAGGAACACCCTCGATGATATTGAACTTTCTGATTTTAATGATTTCAGCCCCAACGACCACGCGACGTCGAGCCATCCTGCCTGGAAAGGCGGAGCTTTGGCTAATGTCGATCGTTTACAAACGATTTTGAATTTAAAGGTTCCCAAACCGCCCTCCGCTCATAAGAAGGTGCCCGAGAGTAAGAAGTGCGTATTTGCACGTCGTCTCAAGGACACTGGAGCATCTTGGAGGAGTGACTCGGCTTATATCAAAAGACCAGTCGGCGAAGATTTACTTCTCCGCCCTTGTAGGGACCGTGTTGTCTGTATAGAACTACACGAGTCGTTTAGTGATTACTATAGGGATTCAATGCCAGATCATTCGGTCTCTGACCGGGTTGACCCTTGGCCAATCTCCATTAAATATTCACTTTTACCGACTTTAGTCCGCCAGGTCGATTCATGGCGCCGTAAGGAGTACGCCCGCTTTCGAGATCTCTATCTCAAGCAGGATTGTTACCCCATAAAGGTCACTGCGATTAAGGAACCAGATAAGGTTAGAGTAATTGGGATAAACGATGAGTCCCATTCTGCCCTCCGCCCTGTAAAGAGCGCATTGATCAAATTATGGAAGAGACAAGATCAGTCTACCATGTTGATCGTCGGTGATTTAACGCCGAGAGTGCAGAGTTATTGGGATTCATTGAGTTCGCTTCTGAGTGATGCTAGGCCCTGGGACAACTTTGTTGTTCCCGAGATCTCAATCATATCTGGTGATTACACTTCCGCTACTGATACGGTTTCAAGGAGCTTCTTCGACATATTCTGTAAGATTTATGCCCGAATGAATCTCCCCGGTTCAGATTTAGTGCGGAAGTCCCCGAACTTTGGTCAAGCCAGTTTCGGTCCGTGGAATAAATCCGACGGGCCCCGGTCAATGGCCAAGGTCTTAGGTGGAGACCCAGATGATTACATCATTCCCCCAGAGAAGTTTTCCAACGGTCAACCCATGGGACACCTCCTCAGCTTTTTTGCACTTTGTTGCACTAATAAAGCCGTGGCTCGTGTCACAGTTGACCGTTGGGTCCACAAGAGCCTCGAAATGTGCCCGCGAAGCATGCTTGGTCGACATTTCTTTAGACGCCTCCGCCG